ATCCGAAAATGGTATGAATATCAAATGTGTACACTGTTGACCAAGTAACATTCTACATAAGTTTATAGCATGATCCAAATCACATTCTTCAATCCTGTGAGATAACTTATTAATGAAATATGCTGCAGAATCAAAGTATGACCTATCTGTTACAAAGTTATCCTCCATTCTGAAAGCTTTGTTACGTAGATTCAATACTTGCATATCTTGCATAAATACTGTCTTTGCATCTTGCTGGATCATATCAGCATGAGGCATATCTTTCGTTTCTGGTACTAAGTCTGAATATGACCCAGATATGAAAGGTATATTCAATAGTTCGGCTATTTCCTTGGCTATAGTAGTTTTCCCTACTCCAGAAACACCGGTGAACATAATTTGATACTTACCGTGATACATAAGTCTGTAGTTTTTTGAAAGGTTCTAAAAAATCTGGTATCTTGAAAGATCTTAGGTTAAACTTATCTAATACCATGAATAACCTGTCTTTCCTTATATTATTAGTACATCCTTTTACCCAAGGGACTTTCTTTATGGGATACAGATTCAAAGCAGATCTTAGGTCTATAAGTGACTTATTCTTCTTATATAACTCTTCTAGTTGATCTCTTTCTATACCTTTGAATTCTGCTTCACTATCATTAATAAAATCTGCTATACTACCAAACTTATCAAGGAATGATCTAGTCTTTACTTCCCCCATACCATAATAACCAGGTATGTCATCTGACTTATCTCCGTTGAGTATAAGGTAATCAACACATTCCTCTGCTGAATATCCCATTATCTCTCTACATGTCTGACTATGTACTAAAGTCTCCTTACTTGGATTGAATATCTTTACCTTCTTATCTAACAATTGACAGAAGTCTTTATCAGAGGATATTATCAATGATTTACCTTTATGGTTTATAACCAACCAAGCAATGTAATCATCTGATTCATGGCCTAATCCTTTATTGTCTATAATCATTTGAACTCCTAGTAATCTCAAAATCCTTCTCAACAAAGATAGTTGTTTATTGAAGTCTTCATAATCCATACTTACCTTACTTCTGTGAGCTTTATAACCCTCCAATAAGTCATTACGGAAGTTTGATGATTTACTCTTATGGGTATCAAATGTAATTATCACATGACTTGGTTTAAACCTTACAAGGTATGAACCAAATATTCTTAAGAACCCATATACTAATCCTGTTCCAGCTCCATTATTAGCTTTAAGATTCTTAAACTTATGGTATGAACGGTGAGCAAGGTTACTACCGTCCACTACCATAAGCATTCTTGGCTTTCTACCCCTCGTCTGGGATGATTTCATCTTCTTCTGTATCATCTGATTCTATTTGAGATTCATAGTCTAAATCTTCATCAACAGGGAACATGTTTCGTGTAATCTTCTTTAGCTTACGCTTAGTAGTTCCTATGGTATTTATTCCTGCTGCCTTGAGTAATTTTTTCCTAAGATCTCCATCTTCTTCTATCAACCTATGAAAAGCATCTTCACCTCTGCATAACTTATTACCCTCGAACACGTATGTACCTCCACCAAGCTTTTCAATTACACCTGCATCCTCTAAAGATTCTTCTAACCAGAAGTATCTATCAAATCCGATCTCATGATACTTTGGGTTGAAATATATCGGGGCTTTAGATATGGTTTCTCTTGGGGGAGATACCTTATTCTTTTTCATCTGAATAGTTACATACTTACCTGCCCGTCTTTCCTTGCCTTTATACTTAATCTTCAGAGTCTTACCTGAAAAGAAAGCCAATCTTATTGAAGCATAAAACTTAAGAGCAGCACCTCCGGGAGTTGTGTTAGTATCTTGACCAAATCCTGCTCCAAGTTTACTACGCAACTGATTGATACATACCATAGTTACACCTAAGCGATAGAATAATTCATTCCTTATTCGAAACATCTTATATATCTGCTTAGCTCGGTTACCCATCTCGGCTTTACCGTCTGCCATCTTTGCATCTATGGCTTCTATTGAATCAAGAGCAGCTATTGAATCTATCACAACTATGATAGGTTCATTATTTACTAACTTTGATCTCCAATATATTGCCAAGTCTGCTATTGCATCAGATATGGTTTCTATACGAGTATCATTTAATACTGTTACTCTTTCTGGATCCAATCCATTCTCTTCTGCCCATGAATTCATCCAGGCTTGTTCAGCATCTACCCATATTACATGACCACCCAGTTGTTGAGTAGCATAAGCAAAGTTATATGCTATCAATGATTTTCCAGATGATTCCTCACCCATTATTTCAATTATCTTCCCGAATGGTACACCACCACCCATTTGATAATTGAGAGCAAAGAAAGTAGATGGAATCCATAATCCATGATGATTTATGGTACTAGCTTTAAATTGTAAAGATGACCCATACTTCTTGAGTATCTCATTTTGTGTTGGTACCTTAAATTTCCTGCCTCCTGATTTCTTAGGAGCTTTTGCCTTTCTTACCATACTTATTTGATATTAGATGAAAAGAGTGGGATATAAACTATACCCCACTCCCTGTTTAGGTATATATCTAGAGATTTTAGATATCACCCTTATATTTCTTTCCGTTTTTCTTCTTTTTATCTGCTATCTTGCTCTTAGAAGATTTTACGGGTGCATCATCTTCATCCTCATCATCACCACCTTCATTAAGGAAAGATGCCAACTTCTCTTCCAATTGATCATAGGGAAGGATACTTGCTCTTACTGCTTTCTCAAGATCTACATCCTCTCGGTATTTCTTATCCAGCTTTGTTTTCTGGCATGGAGATACAGAATAGCTTGTATCCATCTTACCAGATCCAGTTCTGGTAATCTTTATATCATACCCCTCAATTGGATCTGTCATATCACCCCAATCCTCCTCATCAAGGTATAAATCTATGATATCCTGATATACCGAACGGGGTACCATCATGGGTTTATCAATCTTATCAGGATCTACCTCTTTTCCCTTTGTATCTTTGTAAGCTATGACCCCTAAGATATACCTTCTTCTTGGTACTAACTTAGATGCAAGTGCCTTATCATCGGGATCATCAGAATTCTTAAGCTCCTGGAATTTCTCCATGAAAGGACATGGTTCATCGAATGTTGCCGGGGATATGATACCACCGTCCTTTGGACCAAGGTAGAATTGAACAACTTCTATACCAAGTTCTTCATCTGCACCCCTGGATTTAATACGTACTCGTATTGTTCCTTCTTTGGGATATATCATCCCTCCACCACCGCCTCGCTTTTCTAAATCCTTCTTCCTAGCGAGCATTTTCTCTCTAGTAGTCATTACACTACTTGAACTCTTTTTAGTTTTCTCTTTCATAGCTTTATTTATTGGTTTCAATATAAAGTATCTCGTTCAGTGATAATATAGTTGTTACCTGATCAGGAAGGTCTAGTACATCTAATTCTTTACCAGCATACAAACCATAAGTTACTACAGCACCAACCTGAAGACCTGGATAATCTACTTCCTGTTCTTTGGTAATATACCCAACTTGAATTACTACTCCTTTACGTGGTACAGTATCCTTGTCATGATCCTGCGGGATATAAAGACCACTCTGAGTTTTAGTCTCTGATGTTACCTTCGGAGATACAATTAATACCCTCCCACCTGTTGGTGTTCCTACACCTTTCAGTTTTTCATTTAACCATTTTGCCTCTTCTACTGAAAGAAGGTTTAATTCTACTTTTGACATAATTACTGTTGTTTACGTAAGTTAGCTGATATTGTTCTTAATATGTTTTCTCTTGACTCATACGCTCGGCATATTCCAATGAACTTATTTGCATTGTACTCTGCCTTCATATACCTTTTCAAAGCTCCTTGATAGGCTTTATTATTTTCTGCCTTATGTGAAGCTGCCTCATTATTTACATTACCTGACTCCTTATAATAAAGCCATGCCTTGCTATATGCTTGATCTTTTGCTTTTTCAAGCTTATCCCTTTTATAGATAAGCCTATCCCTAACCATTACAAGTAAAGCATAATTAGAAGGGCTCTTTCTTAAAGACTGATTAACCAAGTTCTCATCAATCATAAGCTCCTGATCTAAATCAATCTCATAGGTCTTCCCTTGAAAAAGTATCTTCAAGGTATTTTTCTTAATCTGAGATAACCGTACTATCTTTTGCCCACTTTTCATAGGTATCTAGTTTTCATATATCCTTTTCTCAAATTCCATTTTATTCCTAGCTATCTCTTCTGGATACAACTTAGGGTAATCTTCTATTTCAATACCTCTGTACTTACGATGTTCTTCTAAGTACTCATCTGGATTAAAATCTGGTTTAAGCATTTTCCTATAATCATAACCGGGTATAAATGGTAATTCCTCTGCCATTGAACGTCCTATAACAAAATCCATGCTCATATTGACGTCGTCTATCTGAAAGTTAAAATATTCTTTTGTATTAGGGTTACGACAAGTTTCCCATATTTCATGTACTACCCATGTATTTATATATTCTGGCCTCACCAAATAGTAGGTAGCATCGTGAACATTACAAGTCTCTTGCATAAATGGCAACTTACCTTGTCTCATTTTCCAATAGTTTAATACTGAAGCAAATAAGTTCATATCAGATGCTGCTGATTGACATGGCATATTAACAGATAATCGTACTGCGTATGCTGCTTCTTGTTCATTATCGGAATATACCTGAGGTAACCTTCTCTTTCTTCCGAACAAAGATTTTATATACCCATGCTTAATCAATACCTTTTCTTGATGAATCATGAACTTTTTAATCTTAGGATGTTCATAGAAGAATTCATTTAACTGCTGCTGAGCTTCATCTGGTGTTACAATAATACCAGCTTTTGGATCTGACAATTTAACTGCAAGCAGTTTCTTCTGAATACCATAGATAATACCGAAGCAAATCTGTTTTGCCTGCTTTCTTCGGTTCTTCCAAAGATTATGATCTGGGTGTTGTTCATCACTGTAAGCTTTATATGCTTCCTCATATGATACCCCATACTTCTTTGCTGCAATAGCAAGGTGAGGATCCTGACCTTTTGCAAAAGCCTCAAGATATGTTTCATCCCCAGACAGATGAGCCATGATTCTTAACTCTGCTTGAGAGTAGTCAAGAGCCATGTACAACTTACCATCTGGGGCTACTAATTGCTTCTTTATATTTGGGTCTACTGAAGTCTTTGGGATTTGCTGTAAGTTTGGTTCTTGAGAATTATGATTTAGGATATTATTAGCCACAAACTGATGACAGTTCATAACGGATAAATCATATACACCTTTCTTACCTATGGGTTTAACTTTGGTAATACCAATTTCTTTATACATTTCCTTACCTCCTTTTCTTTTGAGAATCTAGTAAGATTTAGAGATTTTAAATCTAGTCTTATAATTTTATAGCCAAGAGATTTGAGAATACGGTCTCTACCACTATCTGCTTCTTCTTCATGCAAATTTCCATCTAATTCCAAGTTGTAATGACCTTTTATTAAAAAGTCTAGATGTATATTATGTTCTGGTATATAATATTGTATTTCATGCTCTATACCCATTTTTTCTAGAGCTTTGTGAAATTTATACTCTATCAAATTTGTAGGAAACTTAATACCATTATCTACTATCTGTTTCCTAAAAGCTCTCCTCAAAGAACGATTTATCTTCCTAAGTTCCCAAATAAGACAATCCATTTTATAGATAGCCTTAGGAGTATTATAGAAAAATACATCTTCCCATCCCATTCCAGTAATAACTTTACATAAAAGTTTTATATCACATCTAGAAAGAGAATACTGTAGTTTAGTATTAAGTAAAGGAGATCTATTTGGTAGTTTAAAGTTATAGAACTGTTGTATGTGTGACAATTCCCAAGAAGTTAATTGTAGTCTCTCCTTCAAATCCTGTTTACAAGTAGATTTTTTAACGGCTTCTTCTAAATCCAATAAAGGTATAAGCTTACGGGGTTTATACCAATTAATCCTATTAGAATTATTACTACCAATCTGTTTATTAGCAATCTTCTTTCTATGAGATTCCTCTATTTCTTCCCTAGTAAACCATTTATATAGAGAACCTCTCACTATCCTATGACCAATGCCAAAATGATAATTAAAGTCTTCTATATTCCAATTCTCTTGAAAGAAGTAATGTAAAAGATCTTCTTTCTTTATATATCTTTTACCATCCTCTACTATTAACTTTAATTTTCTCCTTGGACCGTTGATAGATTTATCTTTGAATACCTTTTGCCTATTGTTCGTAGTCTGGGACATATCTTAAAAGTTTAATTTTAGAATCAATAGTATTTCGGTATTTATTGTAAATTTCCCTTAATCTTTTAGTACCTTTATTAGTTATAAATTTATGATCTAAAGTACATTGAATAGAAGTACCATCTTCAAGTGTTACTTCATACATATCATCAACACCCTTATATATGAAGTTTTCTATTAATTGCCACCCATCTTTAGTCATGGCACATAATCCTTCACCAATCCAATCCTTAATATCTATAATTGGTATTTCTCCATATTGAGTTAATACTTTTGTATCTCCGCCTATGCAACTCAATCTCCCGCTAGTTGTTCCATGTATCAAAAATCTTCCATGTAATTTATTATCATCCTGTACTTTATCGTGCCACCCTTCTATATATGTAGTGTACATCTTCTTCAATCCTCTCAACTTGAGTAGATTATCCAAGAATATTGCTTTGGGACTTTCGGGATTCTTAATTGACAACCGAAGTTCTACCAATGTATCCTCATCAGTACTCGGCTTATCAGTATCACGATTTGTAGTCTTATCCTTCGTATATTTTATAATAGGGAATTTGAACCCCTTTTCAGAATATAACAACATTGGTAAGTCTACTGGACTACCAAGATTTATATCACGGGTTAATTCTAATTCCTTCTTTGTTGTAAATACACCAGCTCTTATGTTGGATATTTTCTGTTCCCTGCTAGCTATCTTCCTTGCATCTTTTGGATCACTATAATCCAAGTCTTCAAGTTCTCTTTCAATTGAAGAAATGTATTTGCTTATTCTTTCTTGGATAAGCCATCTAGAGAATCTTTTTACTCTGGGAAGATTCAAGCAATTTAAAGTTGCTTGATCAATCTTTGGCTTGTAAGATTCAAGTAATTCCTGATTGAATTTCCTATCAAGGTATAAACCAGTTTTCTCTGCATGCTGTAATACTCTTGATGCTGGCATTATCAGATGCCTTAATAATGGATACATACCTATTTCTATCAATTTGTTCTCAAAGAACATAGATAATCGTAGGGTATAATCGGTATCTTGACATCCATATTTGCAGAGTGGTTCCAGTGGCTTTTTATTCCATGGTATCTTATCAAACTTATCAGCTTTTTCGTAATCTCCGTGTTCTGGTAAATACCTACGAACCATTGATTTAAGGTCATTTGGTTTCTCTTCATTTAAGAGATACTTCATTAACATACCATCAAGTACTGTACCTCTTACATATATACCATACAACTCGAATATCTGAAGGTCAAACTTCAGATTCCAACCTACTTTGGTTACTTTTGGATTCTCAACTACTTTTCTACCAAAGTATAGAAGCCATTTTTTCCAATGAGGGTTATCATATTCATGATGACATAATGGAATAGATACTCCAGAACCAACCTGGAAAGTTACTGATAGAATGGTTGGTCTGAATGTTTTATTGTATATGCCTTCAGCATTAGTCTCATAGTCTATTGAAGCTATACCTGTCTTCAAACAAGCTTTCACAAGTTTCTTAACCTGTGAAAAACTCTTTATTATGGCATATCTTGACTCCATCTATAATATTATTAAATATTGCAGTATTCAATAGTTATTTAATAAACCATAACTCTGTTGAGATTCTTTAGCTTATTCGACAATAAGACAGTATACTTTTTACGGTATACTGTCTATAACCTACTTCAATATTTGAAAGTCTTCCATATTGTTTTTATATGTTTTATGAGTATTCACCAATATCCTACCATGTAATCCAGAATATTTCTTGGGAGTTAAGTAATCCTCTCCATATATGTCTTCCAATACTCCATGGTAAATATTCGGTACTCTCAAATCTCTACCTTCAAATGTTAAGAATACATCCGGATATTGGTTCTTGTAAAAATCAATATTCTTTATGATATTGTTATGTTCAGGAAAAGCTAATGTTGCCCAACAATTCTCTTGAGTGTTATTATACCTTTTCCTATTCTTTTCATAAAGGTTTTTAAGGTAATTCATTCTTTCCCTTTCAAGGGGAATATTAGCAAATTTCCAGCTCCTATTCTTTAAAAAGAAGAGTTCTAGTTTAATTAATTGCAATTCATATAGAAATCTTTCCCTTTTCCCCTTATCTTCTGGAACTCTATCTAATGGGAATATATCTATGAATATGCCTTGATTAAAATCCCAATTAGCCTCTAAATCCTTTTCCAATATAGCAGTAGTATCACTCCTTCTTATCTTAGCATGTTGATAGATAGAACTATCAGTATCTGGTACTTGTAAGAAATATGGATATTCTAAATTTTCCCTACAGTATGATATAAACTTATCATATTCATCTCTGAACATTACCAAATCGATATCATCATCCCAAGGTATGAATCCTTGGTGTCTAACTGCACCTAATAGTGTACCTGCATCAAGATAATATTTTACTCCTATCTTGTCACATATATTAACTACTAGATCTAACATATCTAGTTCTATATCCCATACTTCTCTCCTAAGGTTGCTTATTAGATGACCATTATGGATATGATTACTAATATAACTCATATTATTCATGATTGTATAATAATCTTACTACATCAATATCTTCTGCGAAAGTTACCTTGAAGTTCAATCTATTACCCATTACATAGTTCACTAAACCACTGTTGTCTTCATACAAATCAGAAGCTGTTTGGTATTCTATACCCTTATCTTTTGCCTTATTATAACATCCATAGAATTGGTAAAATGGAAATACCATGGGAGTCTGAAGCCTCATGTACTTATCCTTAGTATATACTACCTTATCAGAATCTAATCTTAATGTACCAGTTGCTGGAATATACGGTACATATGCAGTGCTATTAAACCTACAATTATTAATCATGAATGTTAGTAGATTTTCATCGAAACCAACTCTTACACCATCATGGAAAGTAACTGTATTTGGCCAAAGTGATTCCTCATCTGTTAATAAGCTTTCAAATCCTAAGATTCTTGAGTGTTGTGCAGTATCACCACCTGGTATTACTGTGATTAATCTGCCTAATTTACCTGGATAGTTATTAGATATTCTATTTTTTACCCACTCTACATACTCTGGATTCACAACAAGAACTATCTTACGATAGCATCCAGTACGTATAAATTTATCTAATGAGATTTCAAATAGGTATTTATCTTGTGATACTTTTAAGAATTGTTTGGGTACTTCTTTATTTGTTCTTGTACCCTTTCCAGCCATGGTAATTATAACATCATTCATAAGACAAGAGTATTTGATACTATGTACTCGGAGCGGGAGTCGAACCCGCAAGGTCAATGACCGTCAGAGCTTAAATCTGATGAGTTTACCTATTTCTCCATCCGAGCCTTTACTAATATGTACGGGAGACAGGATTCGAACCTGCGACCACTTGCTCCCAAAGCAAGTACACTAACCTGACTGTGCTACTCCCGTAATTGGTACTAGCCTGTATCACTACTGTCTAGTACCTTCGAATTTACCAGGACTGTTTGTATTGTCCACGCGCAAAATAAGAAAATAAGAGAAAATCTTTGGTGGGCCCAGAGGGGCTTGAACCCCCGACCTTCGGATTATGAGTCCGCTGCTCTTACCAACTGAGCTATGGGCCCAAAGATGGGTAATGGTAATTTATTTAGCTTTAATCTCAATTCTCAGATAGGACACCATTCAAAACATACCATTACCCATGAGGTTATCTCAATTCAGTTTGGATTGATGTCTTTAACTTTACCCAATCTTTTTTATAGCTATGCAAACTATCAATAGTATGATATAAATATCCAGGTTTAATTCCTACTTCACTAGCTACATATTCCATCAGTCTCCATGCCAAATATACATCATTTCCGAAATGGGTTACAAAATCTGATGACCTTTGGTGATAACAAATATTCAATTGCTTCTCCCCTCGGGCATTTTCTCGGATCAGGAAGTCGTAGTACATAGAACAGGGTATTCTCATACTACCATCCAAGTGATTTGCATCAGAATCTTCTAATTTATTGTCCTCACCATAAATATTTAATATAGCTTTACGAGTATCATTATCATCCTGGAGCAAATTGATAACAGCCCATAGCTTGGTTGTTATAACACCCTGGTAGCTTACTACCTCACCCATCCTTTCGCTATAAGTGTAGTCAAACTTACTATCTACCAGGAATTCCTCCCATACTTCAGAACGTAATTTCCATGCTTCACCCGGATTAGTAGATTCTGAGTCTATTCTTTCCTTGAACTCTGCATCTGCCCAATCCTGAGACTTAGTGAATACAAATAAAGGAGCCGGATCTTCCATACGGGTTAAACAGTACTGCTCACATATAAGTTCTTTGGTAATGAAATCATCTTCACCTTCAATAACTTTATTTTGATAGGTCTTGGGTTTTACCTCATTACCCATCTCATACAAATTTCTTGCCGTCTCAGACATCAATTCGTAAGGGTTCGAATATATTCTCATGGTTATAATTTTTTTTTTATGTTTGCAATTCAATAGACTTCCCTTTCTTAGAAAGGTAGCCAGTCTTCATTACCCAGTGTACAATCCTTGGCCAGAGTTTTAGGATACTTAAATAATTCTGGCCTAAGTACTTTCAATGCTCTTTTATGTACCTTATACTTTATCTTATCGGGATCTACTTTTAGTAGATACTTCAGCCTATCATACCAATTACTATCATATATACCAATTCTATCACTAAGCTTTAATAGATCCTCATGAGCATGGTACATCAATAATACCGTATCATCATTGAATATCTGACTAAAGTGTATTGATATACAGAATTTATCCCCAGTGAATATGTATTCACCAATTCTTTGTATTAATAAAAGATCACATATTAGTCTTTTAGTTACTTCAGAAGCCCTCATGAATACCGTTATCATGGGATAATCCATACCAGCTTTCTTTGATACTGTCAATGATAATAAACAATTCTTTCCATGTGCATGCTTATTATCAAACTGATACCCTATGTTGAAAATCCTTCTTGAATTCAATGATCTCACCACTTCTTGTCTCAGATCAATCATTGAATTCTCATCTATATAATTAGCTATCAAAGATTTCCATTTAGCAGATGTATAATTAAAATGCCTGCCAAAATCAAATTCCGGGTCTACTAGAGGTTCTTTAATATAAATAACCAAATCATTTATATATTGAGCTTTACCAATTCTTTCAATATCCAAACCGGGAATATTGAATAAGAATAACCTGTTAAGCCCCTCCCAAGCTTTCATGCTATTTCGGAACACTAACAGGTTATTCTTTACTTTTAACTTACTCATTAGCCTCAGCTATTGGTTCGTTATCATCCATATCATCTTCATCTGGTGAAGAGAATGATATCAACTTTTTCTTTTTCTTTTCTGTATTCTCTTCCAATTTTAGTTTAAGGCCATACTTCTCTGTGAACTTAAGATATGTCTTCTTTATCATGTTACGCTTTAGAATTGATGGACATACCTCTGGTAATGGAATTCCATCCCAATCTCCAATTTCTAAGTCAGAGGCCAACATTGATTTTTGCTTATATCCTAAATCTTTCCTAAGTACTTTGAAAGCTCTAAAACTGTTGCCATAGGTTTTATAACTAGCCTCATCACTTGTCATTAATTTTTTCAGTGACTTACGTATCTTTTTCCTACGAGCCTCATCATTACAGTTTTCTTTCAAGAACTCTTTTAAGTCCTTTATATTCTGATATAGAAGTATGGTAGTATCATTTGCCCAAGCAGCCTTGATAACTAACTTCAATGAAAAATTATCATGACCATAAATGTACTGTCCCATACGACAGAACAGCAACATGTCTATTGGCAACCTTGTAACTACTTCGGATGAACGTATGATTACTGTTACCTCAGGATTATCAACCCCAATCTTACGGGAGAATATACCTCCAACCAAGCATCCTTTTCCACTGCCATGATTGTCAGCAAAATGGAAACCGATGTGATAATTCCTATTTACTGCCTTATTCTCCTCTAACTTCCTTATCATTAACTTTGCCTGATCAAGAATATCAAGATCAAGGTAATTAGTTATTAATCCAGTCCACTTAGTAGCTGTATATCCAAATAACTTACCAAAATCAAATTCTGGATCAAACTTAGCTTCTGATATCTCTACTACCAGATCATAAGTGAATAATGAATCGGTTAAGTTATACCCTATCCCTTCACTAAACCATTCTGGTTTCTTAACCAAAAAATTTTCAAGTATTTGCTCCCAAGCATCTACTGGCCTATTGCTCTTTACTATGTTCATATTAATACTTCGACTTTTGACGGAACATATTAATGTGATTCTTTTTGAAGTAGATGTAGAATACTTCCTTTGAATCCATACCTATCCATCCAAGGTATCCACAGAAATATATGAATGCCTTCACTAATTCAGCCTGGTACTTTAACTCTTGAGTCATTACCTGAGATTGCTTCCAAGGCTTATTCTTCAAAAAGTTACGAGCAATGTTAAGGTGATGGGTTATCTTCCACAGTATGTATGGATATTGAATTTCATAGTCCTCATAGTTATACATCCTACCACCAACTAATAAGTTTATGTTGTATTCAGGTAAAGATCCACTATCTTTATTCTCATACCACTTTAAGAGATCTATCTTTTGATGATTAAGTGTAACATCAATATTACCCTCATCCATCAACCATTTCACTCCCATATTCTGAGCAGTATATAATACATCACCTCTCATTTCATTGAAACTATCAATTTCAATCTTATTGAAGTGATTATCCTTAGCATACTTCTCCATATATGACATAATGTCATCTGGACCTACATTTGCATATATTAGCAACTCTACAAAGAAGTGTATTGCATCTGCATTCTCTTCATTGGCATTTTGAAGATTGTTTAACAATTCAATGTAGATTGAGTCTTCACAATTACCCTTAGCTAACTTCCAATGATTTTTACTCATACTTTCACTGATAGCTTGGAATGATTCATATCCCTCTGATAATTCCTCTACCACTCTAGCAGTGAAATCCTTCAACAAGGATTGTGATGCCTTAGTATTTATGTCTATTGGGTATTGTGGTAATCCCTCTATGCCTATATAACCAGATAACAGTTCTTTTTGCATAGAGTATATCTCTTCCAAATACTTATCACCGGGTATGATACCAGGTTCCTGAATTATGTCCCTCGAGTCCATCTTCTTATTTGTTATCGTGTGCACCAAATCCTTTGTCTCCTCTTGTTCCCCAGTCCTTTGCTTTCTCTTCATACTCCTCATTAGGTATCTCTATGGGATTTGAAAGTAGGATTGGAACATGTATGAACTGCATTATCTTCTTATCCTGTTGAAGAGGTATCCATACTTCTTCAGGTGAATTATTTTGTATACCTATGTGCATTTCACCAGTATATGGACTATCCACAATCTCTGCAGTGAATGTCAACCCATCTTTAGTAGCAACCCCAGATTTGTTTGCTGCCATTAGCATAGACTCTTTGGGATTGATCAGTACCTTTATACCTGATGGAATAAGCAACCTTCCATGAGGTTTAACGATTACATAAAGATCATCAGTTCCCATACCATTGAACTTGATATAACCTTTACTATACATCTTACGGTTGATACCAACCATATCACGTAAATCTTTTTCCCCCACCCTTAGTATATCCTTTTCTGATAACTTAGGGATATAGAAATCTAAACCTGCATCCCCTTCGTTTGCTCGGTTGGGGGATTTAACCTCCCGAATCTTTGTGAACTCTAATTGAATCATGTTATTTACTGTTAAATTTACGGTATAAGTCTCTTGCTTCTTTACGTGATAATTCAAACCTACTCTGAAGCTTATCAAGTATTTCTCTCTTACCAAGTTTATCCCTTACCAATTTACGGTAATACTTCTTGCAACCTGCCATATCAATCAAAGGTTCCAAATCCTTGTATTGGGTATCAGCTTCTAATTCCTTTCTGGTCTTACCCATTAGATCTGTGAACTTGATACAACATAATTCGGAATCCCCGCACATCTTGCATTCCTTGGTTGAAAGATCATAATGCTTACCAAAGCATACATCTCCGTTTGTTCCCAACTTAGAAATATCCATTGGTTCAAGGATATCACCTGATTCTAATTCTTCCCTGGCATCTTTAAGTTTGTCTTTCTTTTTCTTAGCCATATATTCGAGTGTTTGATATCATTCAATAGTTAATAGGTTTTTTCTGTTTCATTGATGTAGAATAGTATATGCACTAACTTTCAGGCAATCCCTTATGCGTGCGTGCGCATTATTATTAAGCTTTAGCTTAAAGACTTACTAAAGTAAGTATAGAAAGTATAAGTTTATATAGCTTTAGCTATATAAACCTCTATTAGTATTTTAGTATACTAAAATACTAATAGAGATATACAGGTAAGTATATACGCATACGCGTGCGTATTATCCCTCCACCTTGATTACCTTTAAATTTTCTTTCTGATAATACGTTTTTCTATGATTGCCATGCCTCTTAAGGTAATGACCAGGAAATTGAAGGTCATCAAGATATGCCTTCTTCTTATTCATGTGAGTTCTTGCAAGACGTCCCAATATCTGTATCGATTTTTCATTAGAATCCATTGATGCAGTATTCTGAAGATATTTCAATTCAGGGAAATTTTGACCTCTAGAAATGATTGTAGTAGCAATTAGCACATCAATTCTCCCTTCCCTGAAATCTTGTAGAATTTTATCACGCCCTTTTGTCTTATGATGTACATATTGTATACTGTAATCATTTCCAAGATGTTTAACGTAATACTTGTAAAGATTTTCACAATGGTCAATGAACTTACATACAATAAGAGCTGGCAATCTTTTTCTCTTCAGATTGTATCTTGTACGATCAAGAGAAAACTTCCAAGCTTCTTTGTTATCACATATCACTTCTTTGTATTCTGTTGGATAGTCAACTTCTTTAGAATACTTAAAGGGAGCATATACCAGTTTACAGGTGATGGGAGTAGAATATCCTTTCTCTATCATATCAACCAGTTTTACTTGGTTAACTTTATCACCAATGAAAGACATGATATTTAGGTTATGTATCAATTTCTTCTTCTGGTCACTCATATAAATTGTACCACTCAATCCAATTCTTATTCTAGAGTTGTATAAGTGCTGTATTACAGTTTTATAAGTTTTGTTATCTATGACATCAGCCTCATCTATTAGTACCATATCAATTTCTGATAGGAATTTTTGGTACCGTTTTATGTTAGATGATAATGACTGTACCATGCACACATTGAAGTTACCCCAATCATTACATTTACTACCTTGGATAAATGCAATCTTTTCACCTGGTAACAACTCTGGAATCTCCTTTTTGAATTGCTTAAACAAATCTGCACTGTTTAATAACAACACAGTTTTCAATTTCCTATTGAAGGCTTGATGTAACCCACAGAATATAAGTGTCTTACCAAAATTTACAGCCAGGTCTGATGCACAAATCAGGAAAGGAGTATCCCCTACACGATTATTTAATATCTTTTCTAGAGCTTCTTTTTGTACTTCCCGTAGATTTTTATCTCCCAGTATATCTGGAATTACTGGTTTAATTCCTAACGGGGGTCTATTATCTATAATTTTTACTTTTTGTCCCATTTTACAGCATTCATTATAAACCTTATTCAGTAGGCCTATCTTGAATTGACCATAGTTTGAGATATATTTTACATACCCATCCCAATTCTTTGCCCTGCTATACATCAATATATGCCAGGCATCCGGATGCTTGATCCTGAAAGCCTCATATAATTTATTTGTGAATTTAGCTGGGCCAGAAATCTCACAAACATTACAGTTCTTGATAGTTATAGTTATCATATTCTTATATCAAATATCCAACAAATAATACCCAATATCAAACCAATTATTATAGCTACAGTATATAACACTAATAAGGGTTTAGCTGCTTCTACCATTGGATCATATCTTTTCATATCCTATCTTTTAAAGGCATCCCAATCCACATGTTCTGATTTGGGTCGGGATACAATATTAAATTTAGCCATATAATTGATTACTCTTTGACGAGCCTTATCATTTGATAAATCTTCTATCTTAGGTATACCATTACAGAATTCAAGAGCATAGAATTGAGCCTGAACAAAAGTTTCATAGTCAACCCCTATCTCATCTGCAAGTTTTCTTGCTCTCACAAACCATACATATTCTTGTGGATTCTTATCATAGGTATTGTTGATACCTATTCTGTCAAGAATTTCCTTGGTATAGTTCTCATATACCTCTCTAGTATATTCTGGATATTTATCCTCTTTAACTTCTATCTCAGAATCATATATCTCAATTATCCAATTAACTCTTTGATGTAACCAATTAGCACAGAAGTTATAATTAACCCTCTTTGCCTGAGCCATAAGTTTAAGGCCAGTAGTTACAAATTCAATATAACCATGGCGAGGTTCAAATCCATACTTTTGACAGAATTCATTTACAACAGGTACCAACTCTTTTATTGATGCCCATTGTAAATCTGTTTGCTTTATTTTAGTTACTCCTATATGTTTTAATTGTATTCTAGTAGAGTATATAATATCGGCTAATAAATTAGCATCCCCTATACTACCTGAAGTTCTACTGATAGCCTTTTTTCTTATGGGTTTATTCTCTCCTACTACAGATCTGTGATCCAAAGAATATTGCCTGGCTCTTGTAAAAAATTTATCCACAAATTCTTCTGATACTTTATCCCCAATCTCATTCCATAATTTACGGAATAAAGATTTGGATATATGGATTGACGGTTCTCTCTTTACCTTATTCATAACTCTTATATACTACTCTTGCCTTAGCTTTTAACTTATCATTTCTTTCACAGTATTCAGTGTAACTTTTATTCATCTCAACCCGTATAATTTCTGAATTATCTTCATACCATATATGATAAATTGAATCTTCAAATCCTGATGGTACTGAATATTTGACCTTCCTCCAAATAGGGATAATACCCAACAGATAGTTAGTTACCATCTTACAATAATATAGGTCACATGAGGCATCGTAATAAATCTTATACTTGTTATATTTGTTATTATGAATAAGGCTATTTGAAGAGTCGGTTATATTGCATAACCAAGTAGTTACAATAAGTGTAATAAATGAAAGTAATACCACTGATATAACCCAAATTAAAAGTGCCATAATTTATAATTTTAGTTCTGATTTTATAGTTAAAAGTTCTTGATAAGTCTGATATGTCGTCTTTCGTACATATTCTAAAGTCTTTCTCTTACCCAAAGAATTCACATCTTCATTATCAGGTAGAAATACCACCTTTACCTTTTTAAAGGGTACTAATTTGAAAGCCAGGTCTAATGCCTTATCCTTAGCATCTGGGTCAATTAATATAATAAACTTTTCTACTGGGCTTTTAATAAATCTATTCACCTGATATCTTGAAATGGCCTTGCCTCCCGTTGCAATCCCATTTTCTCCGATAGTCTCTGCATTAATTGCACCCTCACAAATATAAACTGTTTTATATATTTCTAGAGCATCTGCATTATAAATAATAAAACTCTTTCCCAAACCTGTTATATCTACTTCTGGATTGTTATATTTGGGGCCAGCGCCCATATATAATCTGGCATTGAAATAAGTTAATTGCCCATGCTCCGTAAATGGGATAATTACATAACCCAGGTACTTACCTTCATTGCAATATCCCCATCCCTTACGAGCCAATTCATCTATATTGAATCCTCTTCTCTTCAAATAATTCCTGGCTGACTTTGCCAATACAGAATTACCCATAGATATATTCTTGAATCCATCAGGGAGGAAAAATTCTTTCTTACCTTTTAATTCAACCTTCTCCTCCTTAAATACATATCCAGAATAATCACCCAATTCAAGTATATGTAATACTTCTTGAAAACTATCTGTATTCTCTAGATACATGATTAATCCAATAGGGGAGGGATGTTCTCCACATCGGAAACAATTGCACCTATTGCTTGAAAGGTTGATACCAAACTTCTTTTCTCTACCACAGTATGGACAATCTGACTTCATCCATGAGTGTCTGTAATCAAAAGCCCCTATCTTTCTTATAAAGTATTGATGGAGCCTGCCCTTGAGATTATTATTAAGCTTCATAATAACCAGTCTTTATTTTATGTATATACCTTTCCATCTTTAGTTACATGGTATAAAGGAAAACCTTTGATATTGCTGTTAAGTTTCATATAAGTAAACAAAAATACCCGACCATGTTATCCATAGCCGGGTGATTACTACTTAATGGGTAATCCTTTGCAGAACTCCGGCACTAAGTGATATTGTATATAACCTCTCCTAATCTTGGATATCTCTAAAATAGCTTCTTCCATAGTTAGAAAATTAGTGTTAAATGGTATAATATACTCATTGTATTGATTATACCCTATTCTATTTATGAAAGTACTGCCATTGGGAGTACACATCTTAAATGTAATAGAAGCTTTTGGACTATTTATGTGAACCCATTGTTTAGTAAAACATCCAAGAGTATTTTCTTCATTTATTGGACATACCACTTCATACCTATTACCTGGTTGTCTTCTTAAGCATATCTCTTTAGAAGCTCTCCTACGGAATATCTTTAGCAATCTGATATCCATGATTACATATGTTCTACAGTATGAAACTCATTGAGATGAAGTATACTATGACATTGAGGACATACAATACTCTCTTCTCCAAAATGTCCAGAACCATAAGATAAATCTAAGAATACTTCATTTGGAACACAGGCTATTACCTTTTTACATTTGGGACAGGAAGTAACCTTTTCTCCAAACTTGGCCAAATCCATAGAATCAATAATACGTGCCATACAACTTTAATTATTAAGGTTTATAATATGTTACTAAATATCACCAGTGGTTTTACTCCTCTTTTCAGAGTTTGCATTGGGATTACTTACCTTCTTTTTCTTTTTAAGCATATCATCTACTTGTCTACCCATGGACTCATCATATTTAGCTCTGGCTTCTCTTGAGAACTCTTTCATACGTTGTCTTTCTGGATCCATGTTAAACATAACCCTACCAGTTGGAACTCCATCACGTTGAACTACAACCTCCATCCTCATGATATTATGTTCTTCCTCATCTGGTGTAGAATTCAACCCCATTACGCATTTTGCATTTCTTATAATTGATATAGCAGAAGCAATATCATTATCCTCGTATCTTGTTTCTTGATGCTTAGCGCCTTCTCTGGTAACATGTTGGGCAGTCCATATTGCATCTAGCCCAAGTTCATCACCCATATTATCTATATCAATATATACGTTGTTAATACGTTCTACATCATCCTTATCTCTGGAAATAGAAGCTAACTTTGCAGCATAGTCAATCATGATGACATGCACCTTTATACCTTTCTCTGATTCTAACTTCCTGACTAGATTCTTGATAGTATTACAATCGGCAATGGTTGCTGGTACACGCTCAACTATAAACTCTACACCAAGACGTTTATATTTACGCATGTGTCTTTGCTCCATCTTATCATAATCACCAGTTAACATCTCTCTCTTAGTTTTGTTGAGAGTAGATTGGATCATACGATCCATTAACTGGTTCTTACCATTCTCAGTATCAATATATAATACGTTCTTCCTCATTGCCAAGTATCCCCTTGCTATATTTATAAGTGCAAAGGTCTTTCTCCGTTTGGGTCGATCAATCAACACAAATAAAGAATTCTTAGGATACCCATCCCCATTACCCAACTTATTCAATTGCCAAAATGGAGTAGGAACTACATCCGGATCAACCTTTCTCATAAGTTGACGCATTGCAGTTCCACTAACCATTAACAATGGTTCATCCTTCTTTTGTGGCTTTGAATTTTGAAGGATCTTGGTTAGCTTTGATTGGTATGTTTCATATGAGTTATAATCTGAGAAATCCATACTCTCATTCAAAGCCTTTAATTCTATATAGGCAATGAACTTATGTATGTTTTCCAAAACTATATCTACATCCTTTAATGGCTTGTTATACAGTTCATATATTAACTTATGAATATTGGGGATATCTTCCTTTGTAACCAAATCTGTATAATCCTTGCCTTCCAATAAAGTCTTTACCTGTTCTATCATCAAAACTTCACTGGGGATTCTCTGATACTTCTTAACAAATTTGATCAAGGCTTCTACTAAGATAGAATGTTCTATCAGAGTAAAATACCCAGGCTTTATCTTTGAGATATATAAAAGAGATTCCTTGCCTTGTATCAGAAACCTTAATACTTCTAATTGAAACTCTATGGAAAAAGTGAATTTATCACATGAGTTTAACCTCTTCTTTACCTTGTTTTGTTTCATATATTATATAATATTCAGGATGTATTATCAATAGTATCTGCTAGATGATATAGTTCATGAAGCTCATCTTTGAACTAACTTCAACACAAACGGTGAAATAATTTTTATAAATTCATACAAGTTGTTACTTATTATATTATATTTGCATTGTTAAAAAATCTTTACTACTATGAAAGGCAACAACGGAAGTGAACTACATCGTTTGACAGAATTAAAACCTTATGATGAGGATTTGTTTAATAGGTTGTATAAAACCTGTAAACCATTAATCCGCAGATTAGTAAGGGGAATAGATTCTAGAAGATTTAATGTTACACCAGATATAATCAACTCTTTTTTCTGGGATAAGTTCTTGTATGTATTCAATAAATATCAAAGTGAGTATGATGAAGAAAGATTAAAGGCCACTCTTTTATCTTCCCTTCAAACTTTCAAGAGTAAGTTATTGCGTAATGCCTATACTAAACAGGCAGAATTTAATCAGGAGTTAACTTCATTTGAAGTCCTATTTGATAATAACAAGGGATTACTTGATGACTCAGAAGAAACTCGTATCAAGGAAGAACAATCACAAAGATTCCATGAATACATGAAAGAACATCTTACACCTGATGAGTATTTGGTTATGAAGATACAGCTTGAACCTCCCAAATGGTTTGAGTCAAGAATAAAGGAATCACACGGTAAGTTATCTATCCTTCACTTGATTGATTACTTTGAGTTGCCAAGAGATAAATTTGCAGTAAATATGTTTTCTCACATGAGAAAGAACATACAAAAAACTTTAGAACAAGCTGCTGTAGATCTTAGACAATAAAAAAGCCAGAGCAGGATTAAACATAACCCAACTCCGGCCCCACTTAACCAACTCAACTATGGCTTGTGTTTAATATGTATCTATACATTCGGAGTAATTGATACATCTCCAGTATTACATAAATCCCATACATCATTCAACATAAATGGGATAAATGTAGTACCAAAATAAGTACTCCTTATGGTAGCAGAAGATGAACCACTTATAGTACCCACTACTACTTCTAAGTAGAAATTGCCAGATGAATCATCTCTTAAATAAACAAAGATATGACCATTTACTTCTTGCTCTGTTCCACTCTGAGTAGTATTCACCATCAATGGCATACTTTGCAATAACAACTTCCCACCAGATTCTTGAGCAGTTACCTTCTTATAGAAATCATATAGGTTCTTTAATACATAAGACTTGAAATGTAAAGCCAACTCTGAATTCAAATCTAACCTGAAAGTACCTTGAGTATATGGGGAAGAGGTGTTGCTCAGGTATACATACCAAGATAAGTTTATACCTGTTGGGTACAATCTGAAGGTTATTCCACAAGTATCACTTGAAGTTAAACCTCCACTCTTGGTATCTATGAATACTCTAGTATACCTCTTATCCCTTCCTGAGGATGTATCTAATACATCGGCTGTATTGGTGAACCTATTAAAGAAGTTATTTAATACTAATGCCAGATAATAACTTGGATCGTCAGAAGGTTTTACTACTTTTGAACTTTTACCATTACCTACTAGATCATAGTAAGAATCTGATATTTGACCATCTTTATTTATTAGGCATATAATACCAGCGGTTATAGAACCAGATTCTCCAGTTCCTTGAAAATCACCAGATAAGCTTCCCCTAATGTCACTTGGATTAGTTAACCTAACAGTACTCGATCCAAGACTTAGTCCCCATTTGGAGATAGAAGGTAAAACAGTATCTGGATTAGTACCTGATGATAATATGTCTAAGTATATGGCCCTTATATTGTTTAGATACAAAGTATTACTGGTAAAGGTTTTACCAGACCCTTCATAAAGACTTACTCCGAGATACACCAGTTTCTTTATAGTAATACTTACTGTACCATCACCGGTTCCTTCATCTGTAACATTAATATCTAAAGTGTAATCACATTCTATACCTTTACCAAGGGTATTCACCTGGTTCTGAAGTATACTATTCAGCCCTTTCAAGCTATCAATATCATCTTCTATGACTGGTATATTCTTTACTTTCTGATTAAGTGAAAGGATATCAAATGACCCGTTTGTGAAAGGACTTACTGGCCATTTACCATCATAAGATACTAAAGCCATCTTATATCCAAAAGAAGCATAGACATCATTATCTCCCCAACTTGGGTCATACCCTACAATGTATATACCAACTAGAGAATCAGTATTCCTATTTATCCAACCAGATGGTAATATAGTGCCTACAAGAGATGAGAAGTCTAAAGAGGCTACCTCTGCAGGACTATAAGTACCACCAGTACTCTTTTCTAATGTTAACCAAGTAATACTAAAATCACTAACTCCAATATTACTAGCATCTGCTACTGGAGTATAGGTATGGCTTACTTTCATAGCAAAAGCCACAAACTTACTGGGATTACTTAGATCAAACCATCCACCAGTTGGCTTTACATCAGTAAAATCAAGAGTAACTGGACATATATGTATAAGCCCATCATTAGTTACTATGGCATTAACTACATTTCCACCATTATTTTCTCCATCTGATATTATGACTCTACGATTAGCTTTCTTTAATACTGGCGGAGCGGATATACCATCGCTAGATAAATTGGGATCCCATGAACCACGGATTATTACATGATCAGTAGAAGTATCTACAATATCAAATCCACATATAGGACCATTACCATGAGCAATAGCTATGGGTTCCATGGTTTCTTTGGATTCAATCAAGTCACCATATACTTGATAGAACCTCTGTTGAACTACACCGTTATTAACCACGGTTACATTATTAGCCATATCTCTACAGTTTTAATTTATCCAAGTTTTCGTCTATGAAAATGAGTGCCTTAGTTAAAGACTCAACCAATTTATGGTTTATATTATCATCCTCTAATAAAGCTACATCATCTGGATTATCCTGGAAGAGCCACTCAAGCAGTACTCCCCAGTAATTATTTCCCATTAGTACAGTAAAGTTAGCTTCCTTATCTGGATCACCATCTGATTTATCCATACGGTGTTTATATCCATCGGTAATCGGGAAGTCTTCCTGAAGCTGCTCAAATATTACTGTAGCAAATAAATCAGAACGAGTCTGGCCCTTGGTAGTATAAATTTCAAATCCCCTTGCAGTGCACCATTCATTCCCCATGCCTGTGGCATTATTATGGAGGGATAGCAGAAATTTAGTTCCCCCAAGTGGAGTATCTAGATTATTTGCAATTTCTCTTCTTCTAGACAGCCCGATTTCTTTATCAGAAGTATTAGTGAATGCTACCTTGAATCCCTCCTGCTTAAGACGTTCAGCTAGCATTCCACCTACTTTACGACTCCATAAATATTCTTTATGTTTACCATCTGGTGATTGTTTTCCAGGTACATCTGACCCATGAGCAAAGTCAATGATCGGTAATAATTTTCGTTCCATGGTTATAATTTTTTAAGGTACATCAATTTCAATCCATTGAGATACATACTTACTGATTGATCCATATTTGAAATGGAGAATTGATCCTTGGGTATGTATATTTGTTCTATTACTATATCTTTTATTGCTTCATTATCTTGAAGTTCAAATATGGTCGAAAGAGATTTGCCATCACAATTAAAGTTAGACATAAGCCCACATAGTTCTGAATACTCATTGTTAACTAATATGTCTACTTTCTTTATTACTGACTCTTTATTATCTATATGATTCTCGAGTCTTATTCGTAGTATGGCATACTTAAGTATATGACCAAGGCAATTGAATTCCCTTCGTATAAGAATCTGTGCCTCAGTTACACCTATTGTAGAATCAGCAGCTCCATCAAAGAATTCTGTGATCTTACTAGAAGACTCTGATACTACAGATATCTTTTTGTTTAAGTTCCAGACGGTATACATAAACATCGCTACCAATACTAGAACTAATACCATAAAGATACCGAAGATTACCTTTAATGCCCCGTAGTTAGAAGCTGCTTCCGCTAACTCTATGGATGACCTTGTTAAAGATTGAACTGCATTGTCTAATTTTTGATCTTTGGCAGCTGCAAATAATAATGAGATCAGTAGCATGTTATACGATATAAATTACTGCAGAAGTTTGTTCAAATACCACTGAACTATCATTTGGTTCAAAGTACTTTACATTTACTGGCAGATATTTGTTAACTATGTTTATCAAAGTCTCTTTTACCTTATCACTATAATCTGATGGATGCTCAGTATATATCTGTTCCTTAGCTTGCTGAATCTCTTCTTCTGTAGCATAGGGATTCATAGACTTCCATTCTTCTAAAAGTTTTTCCTGAATCTCTTGATCTTTCTTGGTCATAAAATTCCATTGACCTTTTGGTATACCGATAGTTAAAATCATAGGAACACATTCCCAACAATCTGTCTCTGTATCATAAGTAGCTGATGGAGTATCATAGTAAGAAACATTGTCATACTTTACTGACCCATCACCAGAAAATCCAGTTACAGCTTTAGTACTGCCTTCTACTTCTGTAAGGTTAAAAGTTACACCATAAAATCTACCTAAGATTTCGTAAAACTTTTTAGTTCCCCTAATCTTATACAGTGATATGGCGTATCTTAGAACTAACCGGCAATCAGCAGTGGGAAAACCCCTGTCCTCTTTTACCCAATTCTCTAGATTCTCCTCTGTATAGGGCTCTCCCTTAGTTAATACGCCATAAGCATAAGGGATGAACCCAAAGTATTCCCATAGATAGTTCAGGAATATAGGATTGGCTTTATCCACATCCAGACATTCCATGAAGTTATCTATATCGGGCATTACCTCAGTATCGAAATAGCCAGAACATACATCTATGAACCTTTCGAATATACCCTTGCCTTCTGAATCTTGATAAGTATCATTGGCTTTGTAGTAATGGTCAAAAAGGTTACTGAAGATGTAATCCCTGAAGAATGTCTTCGCTGGATTAAACCACTTCATTGATTGTTAATGTTATGTTATCTGAACTGATAACTGGTATATTATAGTTATGAGGTATAAGATCTACCAGTCTGCCATTGCTTCCCATTGGTTGGGTAGTTAACTGATATACTGTACCATTTTCATAGTTTGCATTTTCAACTGGTAAGTTGATGGTCATAGTAAACTTAGATTTGTATAAGCTTACATTTATTGGTTTACCATATTGACCAGTATATAAGGCATTACCAGATACGTTCTTATTGGTGAATATTCTATAGAAAGCATTGCCATCTTCTATTACCGTCTGAATATAGCAATTCTCATAGTCAGTCTCTGGAGTTGCAGTATTGAACGATATCATTTTGAAATATGTTATGTTCAATGCTGGTACAGATACTATCTCTTCGGTATTCTGAGAATTTATATTTATAGCTATTGGGTACGGCAATAAGTATAACTCGGTTATGGTAAGGAAGTCAACCATTGGTTGATTATCCATTAAAGCATATAAATCAGATTGCCTTACCGATTTGTTTATACCAGAACTCTGGTAGTTATAAGCATCAAGTAAAGCTTTCTTAACTTGATTGCTTATATCTATTGACTTAAATGACTTCTTACCGGTTATAGTTGCAGATAAGTATATCTTTGCTGCATGTGTAGAATATACACTTACTCTAGTAGTCAGTACTTTTGAGGATTCCATCCTCTGCTTAACATTGTTGATAAGTTCGGTACTAGCTTCTGAACCACCATCTGGGGTAATATATACTTCTACATATTTACCGCATATATAATTACAGTAGGCTTTATCTACACCGTCTATGAGCATAGCTATTGCTTCGTAATCCTCTTTTGTAATGGCTACTCCAAGAGTCTTTATACTGAGTGGAATATGCTCCTTCAGAGTATCAAAATCCTCATAGTCAGAACCACCAGTTGCAGCTATGGTATTAGTAATTGATAAACCAGAAGTTACATCAGACATTACTTCTGGTACCTTATCAAATTGGTTAGATGGTATATTACCACTTGAACCATAAGTAAGGTAGTACTGACCTTTTATTTGAGAACCGATGGTTGGTTTTCTACCGAATTGACCATCACCGAATACCAAATACGGTTGGAGTGTACTATCCAATTCTACCTTATACACCCTATCACCAGGACCAGAATAGGCAAAGGTATCCACCAAGGTCCAAGCTTCACCGTCAATGGTAAGTACCATTGATCCCTCTACATACTTCCTATCAGCTGGCAGATCACCCAAGGTTATGATTATATCATGAGAAGTATAAGTTCCCAATTCTACCTCAGCTACAGCCTCCTTCTGTGCAACAGGAACTTTATAAGTATATGTTCCCTTTTCAATGGTTACATTTCTAGTAGTTATCCAAGGTTTACCATCCTTAGAATTAAATACTGTATTCTGTGGTACATTGATATCTACTGGAAATGAGGTCCCATCCTGCATGTATACTGTAAGGTCTACAGAAGATGGTATAGCAGATTTTATATGGTAGTCCACTAGTTTGGCATGTTTATATAGAGATGAATACCTTCTACAAGTTGGTAAGAAAGCTTCTCTTGCCATACCATCTATATAGTAGTGTATAACTTCTGCAATACCTGCAAATATGGATAAAGTGAGTATAAATATATTACCTTCACTCATATCAGTAATCTCTGGAACCCTTTCATTAAGAGATTGAATTAATTTGGCTTTTATGTCATTGTATGACCTTTGAAAAGGGGTAAGCCATGGATTGCTAGTAGACATCTGTGGTTAAGTTGTTTAAGTTATATTGGAAGTTAAACTCTTCTACTTTCTGTGAGTTCTGTACTTTGAAATATATCAGGAGTCGTATTGACTCTTTTGTGGGTTTAAGAGCAAATACTTTTAAGGCTTTGATTCTTGGTTCCCAAGCAGCTATACCATCTTTTACAAAATTCTTAATCATCAGATTAAGTGCACTTGTATTTGGCTCTTCTAAACATTCCCAAGTCCTAGAGCCAAAGTCCTCTTGCCTAAATCTTTGACCAATTTGATATGTAAGTATTGCTGTTAAGTTTTGCTTTATTAAAGCTATATCACCATTTAGAACATACCATCCTATTTTAGGCACTCTTTTTATTTCTGTTTCTTCGGTTGTATATACCATACCAGGCACTGATTCATTAGTATATGATACTTTACAACTTATCATATTCACTGACTTAGTACCAGTAAGCACATCACCCTCATTTTCTGGTAAGAATAGTAAAACTGTTTGGTTTTTCTCTAATTTTACACAGATCACTCCTTTATTAGAATTCAATGGTATATCCCATATATAAGTATATTCACTCATTCTATATACTCTCATAGACATATGAGTGAATGTAGTTTGAGGTTCTAATTCGAATTCTATTTTAATGTATTTACAGTCTTTGTTTACAAAGAATGTCCAGCAAGAACAAGCAGTGTTATTAGAACCACTTAATGTCTTTATTGATTCATACCACCATTTATTACCATCATTCTTGATACCACCCAGTTGTAATTGTAAAGAAGTTGGAATATTAGAATATGGTAAATAACCCTCTATAGCAGCTCCACCAATAGAATTACTTTTAAGAGATTTTCTATCCCCAACTACCACATCATCGGGATAGGTAGATTTTAGGAATTCTTGATCTAAAGTATCTACCTCATCTAAAAAATTCCCATTAGCTATAATGTTCAGATCGGTAGAGTAATCCAAATCATGTGTAACTTTATATCTGACTACAGTTTCTATATATTCTGGTTTACCATCACTACCTATTGATTGTTCTAACTTTATGGGAAAATAAGGCCCACTACCAATTGTGTTGAGTTGATTATAGTTTGCCATTAGTTAGGTTGTTTAATAGTTTCACTTTCTATATCTTCCACCTTAGTCTCGGTTAATTTACTACCAGACCAAGATGCAACAACAGTCTTTAGAGCAGCCCCACCATCCTGAGGAGTTGGTGTCCATGATGTGAAAGCTTGTTTAAGATTGTTTATATCCTGCTCTATTTTGTTTAGTCTCTCTACTGTTGAGGTAGATTCTGGAATACCAACTTCTCCACCCTGCATTATAATACTATTCGCATCGACGTTTATATTACCGTCTAGAGATTTAATAATTATATCTTGCTGAATTATTGCAGTTAATACTCCAGAATCACTTTCATCCAGTATAATTTTATTGCCTTTTGGGGTTATAAATCCCAGTACATTGGGCTTATTCAATTCTGGAGGCATCTCACCTATGGCCCAACCATGATATGACCATAGAGGGTGTCTTGGATCTCCGTTCTCAAATTCTACATATACTATAGAACCTTCCCTTGGTGATAACCATTTGAATCCAGATCCTGGACCCCCTTGTTGATGTTTAGGGTAAGCCCAAACTTCTACTCCTCTCAATATACTTGGTAAGTATACACATACCTTATTCTGAGAGTCTGGATCATAATTAGTTATAACAATTCCTCGATATGTAGAATAGAACCTACCTATTGCCTCTATACCCCTTTGTTGAATTAGTTCATATAAATTCATTGCTCTTTTGGGCTTATATCTTTATCTACTCTAAAATCAGTTCTAGCATCAAATATCTCCCATTTATGAGGATCGGTATCTTGACGTACAACTATTTGTGTACCAATCTTTGGTTTATCTCCAGTCCTATTATACTCCTCTTCCCATATAGATGCCCTATGCTTCCTAGCTTCTGCCTTAATTTTACTTGGTATCTTCCAAGCATCGGTAGTATAAGACTCTTTAGCTATATCATGAGATTTCTGGAATACTTCTTGCATATTAACAGAAGTAGATATCTTATTGATTATGGAGTTTCTTGACTTCTTTTCAAAAGTCACCTCAGTAAAATATCCCCCAGTATCAAAGCTATGTTCAACTTCTTTAGCATACCAATCACCAGAATATTTTTCACCAACATTCTTGATCTCAATAATCTGAGAAGACTCCATTGATGGGTTACCAACAAACTTAGCTTTGGATTTAATCTGGCTATTTACTGATTCTATTATGTCATTAGACATAAACTCTCCAAGGGTAGCAAACAATGGATCAGATACTACTCGTACACCTGGTACTTGTACTTCTAATTCCATTTCTATTAGTACCTTTGAACGATCTGAACCAGGATAATCATAGGGATAATCTCCATACGGTCTTTCATCTGAAGATCCTTGAATGACTAAGTTTATCTCCTTGTTCTTTTTAAGAGCATTATAACCTTGTCTCCATCTATTTTGCCAATAAGCTTTACTATCCTTAGGAGCATATTGTAATGGATCTACTTGTATCAATACCTTCCTCTTTATAATAAAATAAGATACTTCATCGGGTGGAATAGGTAATTTAGGAGCATCTTCTTCATCTACCTTTATACCTTGTCTTACCTTATTATT